AGATTTTAAATCAGAAGAACTCGGAGTAGTTCGTTCATTCATGAATAAGAGGGACAGATGGATATAGGACAAGAAATAACAGTTCTTAAAAATAATATTAAAGAACTACAACAACAATTAGCTCAATCTCATATTCGTATAGCTGAACTACTACAAGACAAATCAACTACTAGTGAAGAAGTCATGAAAGAGAAACAATTCATTCAAGAGATTACTGGAGAACTCAGTAGAGTTAATGTTGAAACTGAACAAAAGATGAAACAGAAGATGAACGATGTTCCTCAGATGTTAGACTCAAGACCAAACAAACCGAAGTTACATGGAACGAATGAGAAGTATGTGACTGTTGATGATACAGGTTCCGTACAATACTTAGAAGAATAAGAATGCCGATATACGAATTTCAAAATACTAAGACCGGTGAAACTTTCGACAAACTAATAAAGTTAGCTGATAGGGAAGTATACTTAAAAGACAATCCGGACATAAAACAAATATTCACAACAGTACCTTCTATTGTAAGTAGTAGTGGTATGAATACGAATGTGGATAATCATGGATTCAAAGAAGTCCTACAAAAAGTTGGAGAAGCCCACCCAGCTGGTACAGTAGCCGCCGATCATCACAGAGCTACAGGTAAAGAATTAAAGACAAGAGAGATCATTAAGAAACATGGAGCGATCCAAGCTAAAAGAGAAGCATCAATAAAGAAAAGGAAATAAATTATGAAATTCAATCATTTGAAAGGGTACACATCCGTAACACTACCCACTGAAACAGTTAACGGAAAAAGATATTATGTAACACCGGACGGAAACAAATATCCGTCAGTCACGACAGTTACAGGAATGCACAGTGCCAAGTGGGTCGCGAAGTGGAGAGCTCATGTAGGTGAAGAACAAGCGAATAAAATCTCTGGACAAGCGGCAGCCCGTGGTACTAGATATCACAATCTTCAAGAAGACTATATCAACAACATAGACATCACAGAGAAACTAGCTAAGTCGACACCACTAGATAAAATGATGTTTAATCAGACAAAAGAAATTGTCGATAAGATTGGTGACATCTATATGTTAGAAGGATCATTATATTCTGATGATATATGTATCGCTGGTCGAGTAGACTGTATCGCTGAGTTCGCGGGGAAGGTGTCTGTAATCGATTTTAAGACCAGTACTAAAGCTAAGTCTACCAGTCAGATCAAAGGTTACTTCATGCAGGAGACAGCGTACGCTAAGATGTTTGAAGAAAGGTATGGTGTTAAGATTGAAAGAATCGTAACTATTGTATCTGTACAAGAAACACAACAAGCACAATTGTTTGTAGAAAACCCAGACAACTGGATTGACCAGTTGTTGAGTCTTCGTAGTCAGTATAAAACTGAGTATGGTTTGTAGGAGTAGTGCCTAAGTTCTATTATGATTCAGATTCAGAGACCATTAGAAGTCGCTAGTATAATAAAGACAGGTGATAAACACCCCATTATTACAAAAGCTATTTCAAGGACTGTTGAAGTTGATTCTTTTACTTCTTCGCCGTGTCTACTCCATGATTGTTTTACATTCATTAGAGTATCCGTTATAAATAGTTATTATTATACGAAAAGGTTAATACAAGAATTATCCTTTACACATATATTTATAACACTTATAACAGTACATAACCAAAACATATAAAAGAAATTAAAATAAAATGGCATATTCAAAAGAAGTAGTAGAAAGATTCGAATCAGTGTTAGCTAATCCAGCTAAACATAATGTAGGAAGATTTGACCCAAACGATAAAACTGTAATTACAGGAATGGTTGGAGCTCCAGCTTGTGGTGATGTCATGAAACTTGATATGAAAATGAACGGTAATGTTATAGAGGATGTTAAGTTTAAGACATACGGTTGTGGATCAGCTATAGCGTCGTCAACACTATTTGTCGAAATGTTAAAAGGAAAGACAATAGATGAAGCTAAACTTATAACAGACAAACAGATAGCTGAAATTTTAAAACTTCCACCAATCAAATTACATTGTAGTGTCTTAGCAGAAGACGCCATTAGAAAGGCAATAGAGAACTGGGAACCAATGGAAGAGACAATGATGGGACACAATAATCCACCTAATGACTAGAGCTCTATTACTTTATATATTATTCTTTGTTACTCATAACCACTATGGTATTGATGAAAGACAGTACGGTATACTCAGAGCGTTAAAGGATATCAGTCATTCCACCCAAGTAAAACTTGACAACTGAGAGAACCCTGTTATAATAGAAGTATGATTTTAACTAAAAAGAAGTTTACTAACTCTGTAGAAGAACTAGTAATAAAGAAACGATTAACTTATATAGATGCTATAGTACATTTTTGTCAAGAGAATCACCTAGAACCCGAGTCAGTTAAAGGACTAATAACACCCCCACTTAAAGAAAAGATTAAGGCAGAAGCCGTTGGTCTAAGATTTCTTAAAGATGAATCACAAGCTAAACTACCAATATAAATTATGAAACCCCAAAAACAAAAGTCTTACGACAACAATAAACATTTTAATAAACCTAAGAGACCGGAAGGGCCACCCCCGTTTGATGTTCTACTTAGACAATTCAAAAAGAAATGTGAGAGAAAAGGTATAGTAGCTGAAGTCAGAGAACGACAGTACTATGAGAAACCAGCTCAAGCTAAACAAAGAAAAATGAAAGAAGCTATTCGTAGAGAACGAATGAAACAATCATCTATCAATCCATACATGGGAAGACAACGTAAGTATTGATGACGAGTCGTGAAGGTTTTGATGCTTACTGTTTATACCTAGCTGTTAATAATCATTTTAACACAGAGGCTTATGACTTCTTTAAGTATAATGGTAAAGTCCCAGTTAAGTTACCAGCTTTTTTAAAGAGAAGTGACAAGTATCACTTCGCGAAACTAGCTAGAGAACACAGAGAAGACTTGAGAGACTTTTTAGTATCAAACCTATCTATACAGAAATACTATGTTCGTAATTTATTAGATAACGAATGTGTTGACAACTACAAAGAATTTAAGAAAAGAAAACAAAAATTAACTTACACTATCACGGAAGACTTCAGATATTTGTATGACAAGTATGATACTTTAGAAACACTTTTAGATTCTATCGATGGTCAACATCCTGTTATACTAAAAGAATTCTTAGGTAAGAAAATCACAGCGGAAACAATAATAATATTTGATTCCCTATTTGGTATCTTTAATAGATACGATGAAACAATCCAAGAGAAGTTCATCTGGCCAAAAGAGAAAAATAGATTACTAAAATTAAAACCGTTCATAGAATTTGAACACAAAAAACTTAAGACATTAATGAGAGAGATATGGGTACAGCCTACATCATAGGTAACGGTTCTTCAAGAAAAGGATTGGACTTAGATACATTAGACGGGACTACATTCGGTTGTAACGCGTTGTATAGAGATTACTCACCAGACTACTTAGTATCGGGTGACTCAAAAGTACTCAAGGAAATATGTCAGTCGGGATATCCGTTACATAATAAATGTATCTTTCCAGACTATGAATGTATTCCACACGATTACAAAGAAATAATATTAATGAACTTTGATCCTAGTTATAGTATCAAAGAATCAAATCCAAACAACAAAGAACATGTTTGGATATTTGGACTCGAAGATGATCTAATAGACGCCTTCGAAGTTCATGTCATCGGGGTAGAACCCGAATGGCAAATACAGAATATGAAAGGAACGGAAGAAGACCCTATGTTTAGCGTCAACTTCTTTTCTGGAAGTCAAGCGATGACGCAGGCTTCTCTCATGGGTTTTGACGAGATATGTCTTGTCGGTTTCGATTCAATATGGAACTATCAAGAAGAAACTTATCAGAACATCTATGCTGGTACTAACGCCTATACAAGAGAGAGTGAGAACTCTCGATTGAGGGTTGGTTCCGATAATCCTAATTCACTTTTAGGATCACAAGAAGCACAGATAAAAAAAGTGATTGACAGATTCAAAGATGTCAGTTATACTATATACTATGACGGAATTAAGAAGCCGTTAGAATATAAT